TGTGCGTCTCCTGATCGATCTCGGCCACCAACGCAGCGCACACGCCGCAGCGGGTGAACAGCCACTTGTCCATGCGGTAGGCGTCGAAGTACCTCATTGGCCCATCTCGTCGTAGTCGGGGTGATCTGGTCCCCAGCGTCGGCCGAGGTAGGCGTCGCACTCGGCCTTCAACTCCATCACGTACTCGGCTTCTTCCCTGGAGCCGACATCGAACTCGGTCACCTCCAGGATCGACTTGAGGTAGCCGCGGCTCACCCGCTGATGGGTCGTGGCGGTGAACGAGCCGCTCGACGCCGACGTGGTGAGCGTGTAGGCGGTGCGCTCGATGTGGTCGGCCACCAGTTGGGCGATGAGGGCGATGTCGGCGGCGAGATAGGTGGACCGTGTGAGCGTTGGATCGCTGCCGTCAGGATCAGCGGCCAGGTCCGACAGCACCTGGGCCTCCAACTCGGCACCCTTGGCCCGCAACAGGCGCACGGCCCGCTCCGGGGTCAGCTTCTCGTCACTCATGGAGCCTCCGCTCGTAGTTCGTCACCGAGGTCGAGGAACAACGACCACCTGATGAAGTCGTCGGGATCGTCTTCGTAGACCTCGGCGATCACTCCGTCGTAGAACCAGGCGCTCATGAAGGTGCCGGGACGCATCGAGAGCTTGTTCTTGCGGAACCAGCAGCGGTCGCCCTTGTTGAGGTGGCTCGCCACCCACTCGCTCTCGTTGTTGCAGCGGTAGCCGTCCTCTATTGGCCCGTCGTAGTCGGGCGGGTAGATGGTGAAGGTGCCGCCCATCATCCCGCCTTCACCACGGAGACGACCCACCATCCGACGTAGCAGAACACGCCGAGGCACACCGACGTGATGAGCAGGGCGAAGAAGATGGCGGCGGCGTCACGCCAGTCGTTCATGGCCGGTCCAACAGGGCCAGCACCAGCGACGCCAGTTCGTGGACCGAACAAGGGTGGCGGGTGTAGTGACAGTAGGCGCAACGCTCGTAACCGTTGTCCTCTTGATTGGCCGGGGTGTGGAGGTCGCGCTCGCTCTCGGCGTACTGGCGCGCCTCTTCGTCGGTGTACTCGGAGTCGTTGACGATCATTTCGTCATCACCTTGACCAGAACACCCAGCCAGACGATCACAGCGAACACCAGCAACGTCGCCACAGCGGCACGCACTGCGGGATCGGTCATCGCTTCCTCCGTTGCACGTCGATGATCAGTAACACAGTGAGGCCGAGCAGGACTGCCATCACCGCCAACGAGATCCACCGGGCGATGGTCACTTACGGGCCTCTCGGTAACGGGCCATCACCCGCTGCACCTCAGGGTGTTGGGCCAGGTCGTGCCCGATGATCGGCTCCCACCCGACGACCATGCGGCTGAGCACGTCGGCCAAGTCATCGATCAGCGGCGTGTCCTGGACCTCGCCGGTACGACTGTTGGTGGGCCGCAAGTCGTCGTCGCTCACGCTCTCGCCTCCCGGTAGCGGGCATACACCTCGGCCGCTTGCTCGGGCGGGCGTCCGTACTTGATCGAGAGATGGACGACGAGGGCCAGGTCGTCGGCCAACGCCCTCTCGGCGTTGAGGGCTTCGGTCAGCACCTGAATCTGAGCGATGGCGTCATCTCGTAACTTGCTCATCGTCCCCTCGCCTCCCGGTAGCGAGCCAACCAGGCACGCTCGTCGGTGGCCTCTCGGCCGTCCACGAAGGCGTGTTCGACGTTAACCGTGATGATGCGGGCGGCGTCATCGGCCAGCGCCCGCTCCTCCATCGTGCAGTCGTTGCACTCCACGAAGCCGTCAAGATCGACCACGCTGGCGCAGTTGGCACAGAGCTTCACCCGCAACTTCCCCACGGTGACCAGCCCGCACGGCTGTAGAGAGCCTGCGCAGCGCGCAGGTTGCGCCACGCCGTGAACAGGTCGTAGGGCCAGCGGATGATCCCGGCCCGACCGAGCCACCCAGTGTGGACGCCGTTGATCTGCGTCAGTCCCCGGCTACCACCGGCAGCGTCGTAACGGTTGTAAGCCATCGGGTTGCCCCGGGACTCCCGGTAGATGATGCAGGACAGGTGATACCACTGGCACTCCGACCAGCCCTGAGCCAGCGCCGTCGAGTGCCAGCGTTCGACGTTGGACGACCAGTGGTGATAGCTGCACGCCGCCTCCACCTGGCCCCCTGAGCCACTGACCTCGGTGACGACCGGCGCGGCCGACAGGGTCAACCCCACGAACAGGGCTGCAATGAGCTTCTTCATGGTTGTTTCTCCTTGTTGTTGGTGTTACTCGTCGTCATAGTCGTCGTCTTTGCTCTTGCCACCCTGCTCCAGCCAGGCCCCGGCCCCGAAGGCGAGGAACAGTCCGAGGGCGATGCCGAAAGCACGAAGGAAGTCGATCACCTGCGTTTGCTACCCGTTGATCAGATCACGGCATACGTCACCGCAGTATCACCATAGTCATGTTGATCACGACGGTGAGCATGCGCTTGATGAGGTTCATGCATCCAGCCACGTCTGCATCTTGGTGCGAAGCTCTTCCACCGTGCGGACCTCCTGCGCTGTCTTACCAGCCGGTCGGTCGTTGGCGTCCGGGGGCAAGTGCCCGTACTTGATCAGTTCGCTGACCACGGCTTGGCCGTCGCCGCCGTTGTCGATCACTGAGTCGATGAGTTCCGCCACGTTCACTGTGTTACCTCCGGGTCTGCCAACGTTTCGTTGAACATGTCTCTTAGGGCGCTCAGGTTACCCTCAACTCGGGAGGCCTTAGCAAGAGCGGCGTCACGCTGGGCCTGAGCCTCTGTCAACTGCTCCAGATAGTCCTCGGCCAGGGCCTGAGTGCTATCAACCTGCTCCCGCAGGATCTTGCCACGACCACGGTCGGCCAGGGCTGCGATCCGGTCCAGGATCTGCTCCGGGGTCAACTCAACCTCGTCGGCCTCGTCGCCGCTGCCCTTCACCGGCTCGACGCGGTGGTCGATGATCCAGGTGGCGATCCACTCGGCCTGATCGACCACGGAGAAGTCGATCCCCTGGGCGAGCGCTGCCGTCAGCGCACCGTCAACCTCACGGCGCAACTTGAAGATGCGACGGGTGCGGCTGGTGCCGGGGACGTGGTTGGGATCGAAGCCATCCACTTCGGGCTGGGGCGACTTGCCCTGGCCGCGCTTGTGAGCGCCGTTGTGAGCAGCCACCGTGCGAGCGTTGTCGTCGGTGAAGTCACAACCCTCCCAGCGGCAGGCGAAGTCCGTCGTGCCGTCGTTCCAGGTGCGCTCCATCACAGCGTCGGACGGGTATGTCACGCCACTTTGGTTGCGATGTGCGCTCCAAGGCTCTTCGCGAGTGATACGTCGCTTACGATGACGCCCAGGCGGGGTCACCACTGGGGCCGGTTCCGATGATCCGCCGTCATCAGGAACCGGCTCCACTGGGGACTCTGCCACGGTCGGAGCACCGGCCTCGGAGGCGAGGATGCGAAGCGTGGTGGCGCGGGAAGCGTCCATCTTCAAGTAGTCGATCACCCTCTCCACGATGACGAGAGGGGGTGGGCCGTTCGGCTTCCGGTGTCTCAACACCTTGCGGACGTTCGACCTCAGGCTCTTGACGCTCTGATCGCTCTCGACAATCGGCACCGAGAAGCGCGTGCCATCATCAGCGATGAACAGCATGCCTCCCACCCCGCCACCGACGTGAGTCGGAGTCCATCCGCTGGCGAGCGCCAGCAGAGCCAGCGTCTTACCGTCCACATAGCGGAGCGAGAGAAAAACCTCCGACTGCTCGTCGGTGAGGTTCGGGTTGAACGGGTCGGGGTTGTCGAAGCTCATGTTGTCAAAGATACAGAATCTTTGACACGGATGCAACCCCTGTGTTGAGATATCCCCTGCCCGCCCGCAGGGGATATCTCACTACCAGGGAGGGATGGTCACACCCCCTGGAGAGCCTCAACGATCTTCCGCATCACGATGCCCGCAGCGGCTTCGGCCAGGCTCTCGGCGCTGACGCCGTTGATGCTGGTGATGGTGGCTGTGGTGTTGCTGCCCGAAGTGGTCGTCGTGATAGGGGGGGTATCGATCTCGGCAGCCGGTGCCTCACCCTTGGCCTCGCCCAGGATGTGATCGATGTAGGTGGGGATGCGGGTGCGCGGCGGCAGTTCGATCCCTTGAGCCGTGGCGATCTCCTTGAGTTCGGTCAGGGAGAGTTCTTCCAGGTCTTCCCGGGTGTACGTCTTGACCTTGGGCTTGGCCCCGTTCGGGCTGGCGGCAACCTTCTTGGCAGCGGCCTTGGTGGGCTTGGTGGGTGGCACGTCCTCTTCTTCCTCTATTTCGTCCGCTTCGGCCCCTTCGGCCTCTGGATCAGAGAAGTCAACCTCCACCATGCCGTCGTTGAGCACGAAAGCCGGGAATCCGGCGTCGGCTGCGGCCTGGATCACACCGTTGAGCCAGCGATCCTCTTCGGCAGCGGGGTCGTCCGAGACGTAGAGCGCCAGGATCTGCGCCGTCGTCTCGCCTTCCTCGGGCTTGGTGTTGAGCAGATTGACGACCTTCTGAGCGATGCGCTTGGCGACGTGCGTCTCCTGAGCGTTGCCGTAGATGTCGGCCATCGCATCGGCGTCGTCGGTCAGCACCTCGTAGTAGACCCCGTTCTTGTCCAGCCAGTTGACGATGGCCTTGTCGGTGTCAGAGGGGTCGTCCTTGCCCTGGACGACGAACCAGTACGGCTGGTCCCCCGTGTTGTCCATCAACTCCTGGAGTGTCTCGGTCAACTCCTTGCGGGTCATCTCCCCGTCACCGAGCACGATGTACATGGCGTTTCTCCTATTGTCTGGTCGCTCGTTGCTGTCGCAGGACGAGGACCCTAACCCAGTCCGTAGTTACCAGCAACAAATCGCTGATTCGCATCAGGATCATCGCTGCTCCACCCAGGCCGAGTCCAAGCCACCAGTGATGGTAGTCGATCAGGCACTGGCCCCCGACCCCCAACACGAAGGGCAGGAGCCGCCAGAACCAGGCCGAGGCCTCCACCATCTCCATCAGGGCTGTCCACAGGCCCCACACGGCGAATGCTACGAGAAGGTGCTCCATGGGGGGAGCACGCTACTACCAAGTATCTCAGTGCCCGATGGCGTTGGCGTTGGACAGCGTCCAGACCCGGCCCCGTGGATCGGTGTAGCTCGTCCCCGTGCCCGGATACTCAGTGGCGTCGAACCGCCAGATGACGGTGCCGTCGAGCTTCTCCAGCTGCGCCCAGTAGATGCGCCCTTGCAGGTTGGGATCACCGCCGCCGATCATGACGGGAGCAGCGGTGTGTGGCAGAACAAGCTGCCCCGCTGGTTGAGTAGTACGAACCCCATCGAGGATGGACACGATGGACGTTGCGTTGGGAGCGACCTCGACACCAAAGGTGTGGGCAACCCCGAGCGGTGTCGATGCGAGCATCGTGGCCTGGGTGAAACTCGTCAGCGCCGGATCTGCCGACGAGAAGACCATGAGGTCAGTGTTGGGGTGATACAAGAAGACGAGATATTCCCGTACCGGGGCGGCGGTCTGCTTAATCACGACTGACGGGAACCCGGTACCCAGGATCGCATCGAATCTCGCCCGGAATGACAGCCGCACCATCCCGGTGATCGCCATGTCAGGCGTGTCGGGTGTAGAGATGGTGCCGAGAGCCGGGATGAGATACTGATCCACCACCCAGGGGTTGACCACCCCTGCGGTGTCGGAGACTCCTGAGCGGTAGGCGATCACGCCAGCGACCTTGGCCGGGACCGGTGCCATCGGGTCGTTGGGGTAGAGCACACCGAGATGGGCGTTGATGAACGTTCCCGCAGGTACCCACTTGTAAATGAAGCCTCGTTCAGCGATCACGTCGTCGGTGATCAGTGCCGTACTGTCAACTTCACGGCCGAACATGCGCCCGTAGATGGTGCGCTTGTTGTTATACCACAGGGAGTAGGTGCCACCCTTGCGGACCTCACCGCCGTACCACATGTAGTCGTCCCGAGCGCCGTAGGTCGAGTCACCGTCGAAGTAGTCCCAGTCCGGGAGCAGGCCCTTCTCGCACAGCACCTGATCGATCGTGAGATCGCCGCCGTCACACTCCAGACGGATCAAAGCCTGGTATGCCTGGGCAACGGTGCGACACGTTGAGATATGGATGAACGAACTGGCGTTGAGCGTCCACGTTTGTGTGCCCCAGTCCGTGCCGAGCACGTTGAACTCGTCGTTCCAAGCGACGAAGCCGACCTTGAGCTTGCCGGTGCCCTTGGCATGCAACTGGATCGTCCAGTCCTCTTCCCGTTGGGTGGGGAACCAGTTGGACTCAGCGATCACCGTACCCGCCTTCTGGAACCGACCGGACCAGGCACCAGCAGGGCTGCCGGTCGGGCCGACCAGGGCGGCGTTGGGGATGGCAACCCGGCTGGCCGACCCGTTGGTTGACCAGTAGCCAGTGTTGACAGACGCCGATTCGAAGCTGGGGTTGGCGATCATGTTGACCCGCTGCGGGTAGAGCCAGACGTGCTGAGTGTGACTGACTTCGAACGGAGGCGCTCCCTGGTACACCGACAGCGGCCCCTCGACCATCGATGTCACCTGGGTCGCACCGCCTGCAGCGTCGGCCCAAGAGAATAGCCAGCGGTTATTCGATGGTGGCGGTGGCACCGGTAGTCCGATATCCGGGTTAGCCGTTATCCCATCGGTGGCCCTCAGAATCTGCGGTCCAACATCGAACGGACTCGTCGTCACCATCACGATCGGATCGACCTTGCCGCCGTAGGTGCCGACCAGCAGGAAGGCGAAGCCAGCGACCTCGGTGTCGGCCAGGGTGCCGAAGGTGTAGAGGTCGGCTCGGAAGTAGTTGTTGGTGAAGCCCACCGGCTTGTACATGTTGGCCGGGATGGTGCTTGCCAGCGGGTAGCCGGTGGTGCCAGACACCTCAGCCCAGCCAGGCTTGGCGAGCAGTTCGGGCAGGGTGCTGATCTCCTGGTAGCGGCTGTCCTCGCTGTTGAACGAAGGGGCCTGGCGCAGCAGTACGACCTTGAGCGTCTTGCCGACGAAGAGTGTCGGAGTGGTCGCCAACTGCGTGCGGATGAAGTCGGGGAAGAAGGCGCTCATGGTACGTAGTACGGATCTCCGAGGATGAACCCGGTGGTGGCTTCCTGACCCGTGATCACCGGGCCGATGAACTCGGCGGCGGCACCCAGGGTGAGATACTTGTCGGGAGCGATGTACTGCTTGGGAGCCGACACGTCGTCCACGACGTAGACCATCACGCCAGCGATGTCGATGAACCCGGAACGGCCGACGACCGGTGAGGTGACCCGGCTGGTGAAGTAGAGAGCCGGGGTCACGTAGACCGAGGTGGGTGGAGCCACGGCCTGAAACAGAAAGGTCTGCCAGGCACCGGCCGTGCCCACGAAGGCCGTCGCCTGCGAGGTACTGATCAGGTCGCTGGGCTTGCCCCCGGCGTTGAACCAGAGCAGGGCCACGGTGGTGCTCAACCCAAGCTCCTGGTACATCTTGAAGCTGAAGGCGTACTGAGAGCCAGGCCTGACCGGGATGCCAGCGGTCAGTGGGTAGACCTCACCGACGTTGCCCTTGGTGCCGTTCGTACAGCCGCAAGTGATGGAGAGGTTGGTCGTCTCCACCGAGTCATCGGTGACGATCCGCATTGAGTTGAGGCCCATCGGGCTGGGCGGGTTGTTGCCGGTGTTGGTCAAGGTCACCTTGTCGGAAGAGATGGCCGTCCAGCCAGCGACGCCGGTCCCTGGGTGCATCGAACCCCAGTTGCCGGTGCCAGCGGTGAAGATCGAGTCGTCGGTCAGAAGCATGATGTTCTCACCGAGGGTGATGTCCACGCCGTACTTGGTGCCGGTCGTCACGACCTGGCGCATCGCCGTGATGGTGCCTCGCATCGCCAGCATCTCGGGCAGGCCAGCGAGCATTGCCCGGTATCGGATGTCACCGACACCGGCCTTGTAAGGCACGCCGAAGTTGGCCCCGACCTGCTTCAACAGCGGCAGCGGGCACTTGTCGATGTGATACGTCTCCTGCCACTGCTCCACGTACTCACGGGTGGAGTCGAGTTCGGCCCCGAAGACCCGCAGCATCTGACGGAGCGGCCCCTCGCCCTCCCGCAGGTTGGAGTCCACACGCTGGTAGTAAGGAGGGATGGCGTCCCACATGTGCTGGTCGAAGCCGTACTTGTGGGGGATCAACACCAGCGCCTGCATGCCGGTGATCCAGTCGAACGGCGTCGTCTTGAAGAACAAGGTGTAGTAGTAGAACTGCCCCGGCTGCAGCGGCCGGTCGTAGACGACAGGTGGCACGTCGTCATCGTCGTTGAGATTGGTGAAGTCCGAGTGCAGGGCACGGAACACGGTCTGGCCGTCCGCTGGGGTCAGCGGGAAGCCGAAGCCCGAGCGGACCAGTGCCACCTCAGACCACGACGGATCGATCTCGTTGGGCCAGCCCCAGTTGATCTCGGAGACACCAGTCTCCTTGACCTGGAAGACGCCGGGGGTCATCTCCGTACGCACCACCTCATGGCCCCACCACCTGATAGTGAGGTATGCCTTCTTCGTCGCGTCAGTGAACCCAGGGGTCGTAGACGCGTATCGAAGGGCGGTATGAGGAAGGGTCGTGACCGACGTGCCACGGACGTAGTCACCGCCGTTTTCGAAGCCGTAGACCTGCCGCTGTACGACGAAGGCCGGGTCCCTGTACCCGAGCGGCCACCAGGAATCAGTCATGGCTACGACCCGACGACTCCACCGACAGCCCACACCCACAGGCCGTCGTGAGTGCGCTCGTTCTCGTCCAGGCCGGGGAAGTCCACCTCGGACTCGGGGTTGTGGGTGTCGTACTGGGTGACCGTGCCGGTCGCCGCCACGGCAGCGATGTCAGCGACCTGCTTGGCGTAGCTGATCGTGTTGGAGGTGACGGCGGTGATGATGTAGTTGCCGTTGAAGGTTCCATCGACCCCGGCCACCGTGATGCCCTCCCCGACCAGGAAGGTATGAGCGGCCGTGGTGGTCAGCTTGGCGACCCACGACGTGAGTTGCTTGGTCTGCACGTCGGCCTTCTTGAACACTGTCAGCGGCGGCACGATGCGTGGGATCAACAGGGGCGGCGTCATCATGTCGTTCACCGTGATCGGGCTGGGGTCGGCGTTGTTGGTGATCGGAGCCATCAGCTTGTCCTGGGCCAGGGTCGGCTCGGTGTTGTTCAGCCACATGATCTCGATCCACTCGACGCCCTGGATCGACAGCGACGTGCGGTAGATCTTGCCGATGGTGATCTTGGTGCCGAAGTCCACGAAGTCGAAGTCCACCGCCTTGCGGATCAACGACTCCACCTGGAGCCGCACCGACGAGCGGTTGAACCCTTCGATGACATGGACCAGAACCCGGCAGTAGACGGGGTACCAGAGAGCGTTGACATCGGTCGGCTCGGCCATGACCTGTGAGCCGACGATGATCTTGTCGGCCATGTAGGCCTCTACCGAGTCGCAGAGGTACGTCATGTACTGGGTGGTGGCCTTGCCATCTGTGGGAGCGATACGCACATGGACAGCGGTGTACACCGTGCCGTAGGCCACGCTCTTGGCGACGCCGGGGACCTGCATCGCCAGGTCGCCGTAGTCGTTGAGCGTGATCGCACGGCTCTTGATCCGTGACGCCGCCCGGGGGATGGAGAAGCGCATGGCATCGATCGACTCGGGATCGGTGCCGCCCACCGGAGACGCAGCGTTGCGGACGGTGACACCCCACAAGTTGGTGGTTGAGGGGACCGAGTTGGCGGCGATGACCGTCAGCGTGTCAGCCGACAGGTCGTTGGCCTCGGCCCCCTGGCCGAAGCGGTAGGTCACGTAGAGGTTGGCGTTGGCCGCTGGGATTCGACCGGCCGTGTTGTCACCGAAGACGACGTGAGTCACCCCGGTGTCGTCCAGGAACGTGGTGAAAGCCGCCTGGGTCGGCCGTGCGATGGAGATGTCCGAGACGAACGTCCACGGCAGGCTCTGGCCCGCCTCGTCGGAGCGCACGCTCACGCTGTTGAAGACGACGCCCTTGTGGGGGAGGATGAACTCGATGTTGGGGATGCCCAGGCTGATCCCCATCAGGTCATCGTGGACGGTGACTCCCTCGGTGGCGAAGGACGAGCCAGTGAGGATCGGTGGCGTTGCCAACGGGTCGAGGAAGACCTCCTGGTTCGTTTCGAAGACCATCAAGTTGTTGGCGTTGTCGGCGTTGTTGTAGACCTTCGTCCCCACCGGAAGTGTGACAGTCTCCTCGGCGTTGGCGTCGAGCGTGAAGTCGAGCAGCACACTCGCTGACTGCTGGCCGATAGGCCGGTATCCCAGCATGTCAGCGATGTAGAGGACGGACTGCCGTCGCACTGCTGTGCCTAGGAACGCCTCGGAGGCAGTGCGGTCGATGTAGAAGTGCATGACATCGCCCATGTAGGCGAACAGTTCGATCAGCAGCGTGCCAAAGTCACTGGCCTCCCCGGCCGTGGCCCAGTCAGGCATGAGGCCCTTGGCGAGGCCGACCAACTGCGAGCGGATCGCCGTGAAGTCACGGTTGGTGTAGTCGAGAACGATCCTGGTATCACTCTCGTCTTCGATCGTGACAAGGATTCCGGTGTCGCTCATAGTTCGGTAGTCCCCTGAGTTAGCTGACGCTGCACGAACTCGGACGATGACACCGGTATCGAAAGGGTGGTATCGGTGTTGTACAGCGTCGAGCGGTAGGTGATGTCAAAGATGACCAGGCTCTGCCCGCCACCCGTGAAGACGTTGGCCGATGCAGTGGTGCGATCTTCGATCGACACACTCACCTCACGGACGAACGCTCGGGAGACGAGGTTGGAGAGACGGGTCTTGATGATGGAGGCGGCGTCCTTGCGGACCAGTTCGTCGGAGGGATCGAACAGCGACGCCTGCACGTCACAGCCGTAGCGAGGGCGCATCACCCGCTCACCCTGGTTGGTCATCACGGCGTCGATCACCTGGCCCCGCACGATCTCGTCGTAGTTGGTCGTCTCCTTGATCTTGCCGTCGAGGCCGATCTGGAATGGGTAGAGGATCGCTTTCACAGCACATCCCTCACTCTCAGGTCTGTCCACGACGACACCCAGTAGTCGTTCTGCAACGACAACGTGGGCCTGGCCTTGCCAGCCTGGTCCCAAAAGGGGCGATAGGCACCTTGGGAGATACGGGCGTCGTTGCTCGGGCGGGCCATCTTGAGTTGGGTCTGGAACTGCTGGGCATCCATGATGTGGTTCACGGTGTGAACCATCCAGCGCCCGTCGTACTTGGCCTGCAGGTAGCGAGGATTCATGGTGAGCACATCGACCAGCATCCCAGGGAAGATGTCAACGTCGCCCCATATGTTGGCGTCGGCCTTCTGCTTCCACTGGTATGGACTGGACTCCTGGCTCGTCGTGTAGATCGCCGCCTCTTCTGGATTGTCGATGACGAACCCGGTAGCGAACTTGTAGTCGAGGTAGTCACCGGTCGGTGTCGCCACCTGGATGTTGCCCTGGCCGTCGAAGTAGGCGACCTTGGTGCCCAGGCTCTGTGGGACGGTGTCGGACACCTCGGTGGGAGTGAACTCAATCAGACGCCGGGAAGCAGTCGGATCGAAAGCCTGGTTGTCGGACGACACCAACGAGGCGTACACGCCCTCCTTTTCGAACAGGACGGCCGGGTCGTAACACAGTACGACTCCGAAGCGGTGGCTGACCACCCAACCCAGTCGAGAGGTCAGGCCGACAGACATCAACCAGTCGCTCTCGGAGGTCTGTGCCAAGGAGGGCCAGGCATAGGTGTGATCGTGCCCGTAGAAGCCCAGCCGGTTGTAGTAGGCCAGGTTCTCCACTGCTGAAGGGACGGTCTTCTTGGTCCAGTAACGGGGACGGCCGATCTGCATCGGCTGGGAGGTACCGAATATCTCCACAGAGAAGGTGAGGTTGCCCTTGCCGGTCTTCGGCTCGGTGATGTTGACGACGTAGCCGCAGAACAACTCAGTCCGTGGAGCCTGGCCGTAGTAGAAGGCGATCGGGGAGTTGAGGATGCCATCGGTCGTCGTCAGTTCGGAGGACGACATGCCCAGGACCGCTGCGTCGTGCGTGTTGTAGGCGTGCTGGATAGCCCCGTTCAACACGGTGACCGGGAAGTCCTCGCCCTTGAGTTGCAGCCGGAAGATGGGGCACCGGCCTCGCGTCGAGCGATAGGTGGTAGCGCTGGAGGCATCGGTCATCGTCATGAGGGAATCCTGATGTAGCTACCAGGGGTGATGTCCAGCGGGAACCAGATCTGCGGGTTGACCTCGGCCACTTCCCACCAGCGCAGCGAGTCGTCCATGAACTTGAAGGCAATGAGCGGCATGTGCTCGTCCTGCTTCACGTAGTACTCGGCCGGTGGAGGAAGCGGTGCGGGCAGGGTGTTGAGGATGTAGAGCGATTGGACAGCGGTACGCATGTAGCGGATGTGCCCGTCCTGATCCTCCATCATCGGATGGCCCCAAGCGTCGTAGTAGTGACGAAGGGTGGAGTTGTGCTCTGCTTCCTCGTAGCGGGAGCCGTTCTGGACAGTCATGCGTTCGACCCAGCGTTCGGGTTGTTGGTGGCGTTGGACGAGGCATCAGAGCCAACGGGGTGTGGCCTGATAGCGATGTATCCACTGTTGCTCTGGTAGCTGCTCTTGGAGATCGATGTCGCTCCCACCTGAGGGTGGGCGTCATGGCCCTGCGCCGAGAAGATGGCGAACTTGCTCCCGTCGTAGTGATCGAAGAAGGAGACGTGCCCTGGCCGGATCAGCAGGTCGCCGTACTGTAGGACGTTGTCCCCGAACATGTGGGCGTGGTCGATCAGAGTGACATACTTGTAGTTGGTGTTGCGGAAGGTCGAGAGCATCAGGTGCGTACCGGCGTAGGTCGCGCCGAACAGCTTGGTGTTGTTGATACCCATCGCCTTGTACGCAGCGCAGACCAGGCCCGAGCAGTCGGCCGAAGCTGGCAGGTTGTAGCGAGCGGACCCGTTGGCGTTGTACTGCGTGGTCCCCTGGACGACATGAGCCTTCGCCCAGTTGAGAGCGGCTGCACGCGTCGCTGAGTTGGCATCACCAGCGATCCCCTGCTGTGTGTTGTAGTCAGTACCAGTGTTTGTGTCGGTGCTGTCACCATCACTGGCTGGGGTGGAGTTGTTAAGCGCTGATGTCTCGTTGTCCACGACCTCGGTCATCGTGGCGATGTTGGACTCAGCAGAGCCACGGCCGTAGGGGATAGCTGCCTGGGCGGCGAACGTCTCGGCCCGGTACTCGGTCATGTCTCTCACCGGCCCGATGTAGACAGCCCGCATCGTCAGTGAGATACGCATGCGAGTGGGCGTCATGCGGTGGGTGAACTTCTCAAAGGTCACACGGGCATTCAGCGGCCTGCCTTGGACCGACATCTGTGGGGAGAAGATGACGGTGATGTCCCGTGGGTTGACCATCATCACGCCGTTGTCAGCCAGCGTGGTGTTCACCTGATTGGGGTTGGAGGGCACCACGTTGCGGACGACGAGGTCGAAGAACTGGTAGTCCACGAAGACCCCGGGGTGATCGACCTGCATCGCCTCCTCCTGGCGATCGAAGAAGAGGTCGAAGGAGAAGTCGAGGATCGAGGGCGGGGCTACATCGTTTCCACTCTGATAGATGGTATTGAACGGGTCGATAGCGCCCTGATCCAGGTATGACACGTACTCGCGAGTGATCACCTCGGGGTTGAACATGAAGTAGAGCCGTGCCTTGGACACGGCGTCCCCAGCTTCATACTGGGCACGCCGGATGTACCCGCGCAGGATGCGGGCGGGAGCGCCGCCAGCGGTGAGGAAGGGAAGGAGGCGTCCCGCCGCACCGCTGACGAACGGTGGGTTGGTCAGTCCAGCCTCGGAGGCTCCTGATTGGAACCACTCGTAGGCGAACTGCTGCAACAACTCGTCGGCTGTGATACCAGACGGTTGTTGCATCAACGCTGTGGGCACATCGGCCCTGTTGTATGCCGGTGACGTACTCCAGCCATAGGCGTTGGAGATCAACTGCGTCGGCCGGTAGACGTTCTTGATTCCGTAGCGGTACGGCATCAGCTTGCCCTCGCCAGTCGGTTGTTCATCTCGTCTTCTAGGTGACCTGCGATCAGTTGGGCAGTACGACGAGCGTCGATGCCACCGGAGCCAGAGCCACCGCCGCCACCGATGATGAAACTGTTGTTGAACTGGAGGACGTTGCCCCGTTGGGAAGTGCCGCGAGGCATCTCGTAATCCATCACGTCGCCAAGACCGGTGATGTTGGCTGCCGAGACGATCTCGGCAGAGTGAGAGCCGGAGGTGTTCTCGAACGGACTGCTACCTGGGGTGCCTGGACGTTCCCAACCAGGACGAGCAGGCGCTCCCCAGTACATGCTGTGGTTGCTGAAGTTCCAAGCGTCGTACGAGTTGCCAGAGTCGGCGTAGATCCGGTGAGCAACGTTGGCGTTCTTCTGAATGTCCAGCAGGTCGCCGCTGGAGTAGCCCATGGAGTTGAGCAGGCTGGCCCAGGCGTGGTTGTTGATCTGCATCAACCCCTTGTCCTGGCCGTTGGGGTTAGCAGCCGAGGGGTCCCACGACGATTCACGCCAGGAGATGGCGACGATCTTCTCTAGCTCGCTCCGGGTTCGGAAGCCAGCGTTGAACAGAGCAGTAGCCGCTTTGATGCCTGCCGCCTGAGTGCCTGCTCCACCCCCGGCAGGCAAGCCGATCTGTGAACCAGACGCTCCTGGGATCGCATTATCGATGCTGCTGTCGGTGGGGTTGCCGACACGCGAGAAGGCACCTGAGTTGGCACCACCGGAGAGGATGCCCGCCTGGTTGTGCGTCCCGGCCACCAACTCAGCGAAGGCGTTGGGGTTGAAGGCCGGTCCAGCGCCCGGGGTGGCGTTGGCGTCAACGCCGAAGAGGCTGGCGATGAACGACATGAGCGAGCCACCAGCAGCGCCAACCTCAGCGGCACCACCGCCCATGATGCTGGCGAAGTTCTTGATGAGGTCGAAGAAGTTGCCGATCGTGCCGAAGCCGATGTCGGGGAGGTCACCCATGCCGACGTGCCACGGCTCACCATGCTTCACCCCTGAGTTGAGGCCGAACTTGGAAGCGTTGGCGGTGATCCACCCGTACTCACTGGGCGGGCCGAGGTCTGCCGCCATACCCCTGGTATGAGCCGAAGGTCCACCGGAGGTTCCGATGCCACGCTTCTTCATCGTCCGCTGCATGTGGGTGTCGCGCAGCCCGGAGTTGACCCGGATGTTGGGGTTGGCCTGCATCATCGCAGTGACCTTGCGGCGCATGTCCGGGTGCATCCCGGCCACACCCTTGCCACCGGTCGTGGTGTACATGCCACCCACGTCACCCATCGGCCAGCCCTCAACGTCATCGAAGGGGTTGAAGCCGTGCCCGGGGAGAACCCAGTCCAGAGCACTACCGACCGTCGAGGCCCCGGGAATGTGGCCGAGAAGGTTGCCGAGTGCTCCACCGGCCGCACCAGCGATGGCCTGCCCAGCGCCAACCGCCAACGACCCCCAACCGAGCGAGCCACCGATCATCGAACCGAAGACCCCGGTGTTCTCCAGGGCCGACATCAGCAACTGCTCCATGCTGTCGGGCATGTACTGGACGAAGCTCAGAGGACCCTTCGCAACCTGCGGGATGATGGCGCTGTTGACCTTGCCCATCATCTCGTTGAACCACCGGTTGGCCTGCTCCCGGTTGGAGTACATCCCCGACATCTTCGAACCGAGGTTCATCTGAGCGGTGGTGATCTCGGTCGTCGCCTTGAGCCGGTTCCACAGCGGATCGTCGTCACGGGGACCGATCGTCATGTCCTCGCGGTTGCCGGTCTTCGTCTTGTTGAGGGCGTACGTCCACCAGAACTCTCGCATGTCCTGGCTGACACCCGTGGCCTGGAACCAGGCGTCGATGTTGGAGCCAGGGAAGTACTGGGCCATCAACTCGCCATAGCTGAATGGCTTACCCCGGTTAGAACCGCCCCTCAAACCTTCGAACCACTTGAGCACTCCCTCGGCCCACTCACCGAGAGACTTCATCCCACCGCCGCCACCCTTGATCATGCCCATCGCCCCACCGGTCAGCATCTGCGCCGACTGTTGGGCACCGATGTTGGCTCCCTGCCCACCGATGGTGGCGGCAAGCTGACCGACCGGCGTACCGGGGCTGAGGATCTGCGCCTGACGGACACCAGCCAGCAGGCCAGCGGCTCGGGGGGCGTTCTGTCCACCACCGCTGAAGTCGAAGAAGCCGCCGTACTGCGGAGCCTGTTGGAACATGTCGAGCAGGTCGGGGATGTTGCCCTTGATGTCGCCAGGCAGGCGAGCCAGTTGGCCCATCACACCCGACATCGGCACGTTGGAGGCGAAGGCCCGCTGGCTCAGTTGAGCACCGGACGAGTACACGGTCTGGCGGTTGTTGCTGATCTGATCCCGCATGTATCTCAACGGGAACATCGCCAGCATGTCGAAGGCCGACATCAACGGCTGCAGCACAGCGGTCACTGCCTGGCCGAGGCCAGGGCCGATCTCGGGGATAGCACCGATGAGGCCACCGACGACCCCGGTGATGGCGTTGTTGACCATGTTCCCGCCACCGCCACCGCCGCCACCTCCACCGCCACTCAGGCCGAAGTTCGAAGCCAGGCCCTGGGTCCCGGAAGGGGTAGCCATGTTGGAGATCGAAGAGAGCGCTCGCTGTTGCCAGTTACTGCCGCCTCCACCTCCACCGCCGCCGCCACCGCCGCCGCCACCCATGCCACTACCCACACCACCGAGAGCAGAGGACACCGAGTTGACAGCCTGGGCTGTCGAGCGAGCCTGGTCAGCGATCGAAGAGAACATCCGGTTGACACCGGAGGTCAGCAGGTAACTGTTGGAGCCGAGGTCGCGCAGTGCTTCCTTCAGCCCGGACAGGGCGTCTCTGACATCACCGATCTGCTTCGCCGCCGTAGAGAGGGCGGGCAGATTGACACCGACACCACTGCCGAAGTTGGGCACGCCTGCAGCAGGCTGCTCACCACCAGGCGGGCCTCCCGTGTCAGACATGCGTCTTCTCTTTCTTCCAGCGGATCATCCGCAGCCAGTACTTCCGTTGCCGAGCGGTGAGTTGACGGATCTCGTTGAGCGACCAGCCGGGGTAGCTCATAGAGACAACGTCGTAGTTGAGATACAGGGCCTGTTCGTCAGTTGCGAAAGATGTCCCCCCATCCGAGTGGGAGGGTCTGCTCTTCTCCGCACACAGCGCAGTTGGTGGTCACCCCCAGGTTGATCGACGGCTGCTTGTCCACCAGGATGTCCAGCAGCACACCGCGATCCTTGATTGACAAGGAGCGCACGTAGCCCATCGGGTCCACGACCAACCCGTTGTTCAACTTGAGGATGCAACGGGACAGGATGACGGAGTTCTGCTCCGCGATGGTGGCCCCCTTGCGGTTGAAGGCCTCACGTTGATCGTCACCCGTGACCAGGCGGTAGATCAGCACGTCGCCCTTGGAAGTGGTGAACTCCCACGTCTCGCCGTCGAGGTTCACCTCCTTGGGCTTGAAGTCCTCCGAGAGGATGAGGGTGACCTCCTGCTTCTCGGTGCAGACCGAACAGGTGAACGTGATCTCCCGGGTATCACCGAAGGAGGCCCGGGCGATCGACAGGAAGAGTTGGTCACGCTCGCCCAAGAGCAACGAGCGCAACCACGCCTGGCGTTCCACCACCGCCAGCTTCTCCAGGTCGAAGTCATCGATGCTGGTGGTGCCCAGGGCGATGACCAAGTCGAAGTAGTCGCCCGGGTCCTTCGTCTTCGCCAGCAGTTCCTCATCGACCCCTGTCAACTCCCGGAGTTGAGCGGCCTTCTTGTGGACGCCGTTGACATAGAGGCCGAGGGGGAGGGTGAGCTTGGTCGCCTCAGCGGGGGGAATGAGGGGAACAGGCCCAGCGATGGCCTCCTTGGCCCGGGACAACTCCTGTTGGTTCTGCCGTACGAGTTCTTCAGGCGTGATCTCTTGCACGTCGGTCACGATTCATGCTCCGTGTGATAGTGGGGTTAGGAACCGAGGGCTGAGGTGCCCGCGTTGTTCGACAACTCCATGGCGTTCTGGTTGCCGAAGAAGACTTCGAAGCCTTCGTGGTGGACCGTCATCTGGTGGATCAGCACCGAGTTGTCCATGGCGTTGAGGCCGTTGAACCCGACGCTGGCCGTCCAGCAGTTGTAGAACATGAAGGCCATCACCGACCCGGACGTATCCCGGGTTGACCCGGAGTTGA